AATTACCTTTAATGATGTTGGCGATGGCGTAGTTCTTGTTTACGGCACAACCGCAGGTTGGGTAGTTGTGGGCAACAATGGCGCAACGATTGCATAAGGAATAGTAATGGCTAATTCAGACGTAAAATCAAAGCGTCTGACCGGGACAGGCTCCGCTGGTGTGGGGCCTGCTCGTATACGCCAGATTCAAGTGTTAACCACTACGGGAACCCCGCGTTTAACTGTAACTGACGGGAATGGTGGAGCTACTGTTCTAGACTTGGATTTTGTCGCTAGCGAGACGCACTCGGTCAACATCCCTGATGAGGGGATCAAAGTGTCTGATATTTATATCGGAACGCTAACCAACATCACTGCTTTGACAGTTTTTTATAGCTAGGAGGCTTTGTGGCAGGTTCAGATATTCAAGCAAAGTACATAACTGCCACAGGAACCGTTGCAAGTGGGCCAAGGCGTTTGGTTGCTTTGCACTATCATTCAGCAGGCTCTACCGGAAGCGTAGTTTTAAGAGATGGTGGAGCGTCTGGAACAAGTGTGTTTAGTTTAGATTTTCATGCCACCTCTACAGGCGATTTAACTATTCCGGAGGAAGGCGTTAAATTTGGCACAGATATTCACGCTACGCTAACCAATGTCACGAGCATGACTTTTTTCTTTAAGTGAGGCAATTGTGGCTACCACTAAAGACGTAAAAAGGCTTCCTTCTGGCCGTTTGCAGTATCGCGGTGAAACGTTTTCTGGCTACAACAAGCCCAAAAGAACGCCCGGAAAGTCTAAAAAAAGCGCTGTTTTGGCTAAAAAAGGCAGTGAAGTAAAGCTTGTTCGCTTTGGTGACCCCAATATGTCTATCAAAAAGGATCAACCGGGTCGTAGAAGTAATTTTAGGGCTAGGCACTCTTGCGATACGGCTAAGGACAAATTTACGGCTAGGTATTGGTCTTGCAAGGCGTGGTAGACATGAGAGTAGAGGAAGTTTTATCCCGGCTGGAAAAGCATGAGGCGGAGTGTAATTTGCGTTATAGGCGCATTGAAGAGCGTTTAGATGACCAAAAAGACATGGTGTCAAAGAACTCTGAAGCGTTAACGCGCTTAGATATGAAGATTTGGGGTTTAGCCATATTGATTATTGTCTCGCCATTTGCGGCCAAGCTTTGGAGTTGACATGGGTGTTTGTGGATCAAGAGTAAAAACAGGGCCGAAACAAACCAAAGTTCAAGTCACTTACATGAAAAAAGGTGGCGAGGCTTCCAGTAAAAGCAAAGGGAGCAAAATTTGCCCCGAAGGCAAAGCATGGGCAAAGCGCACTTTTGACACATACCCTTCTGCTTACGCTAATTTGGCCGCCAGTAAATACTGCAAAGACCCTAATTACGCGAAAAAAGCTAAGGGTGGCAAAAGGAAGGGTCGCTAATGGGCGAGCTTAAAAAATGGCTGGATCAAGATTGGGTTCGTATCGATAGCAGTGGAAACATTGCGGGAGAGTGCGGAACATCCAAAAACAAAAAGCGCCCAGACCGGTGTTTGCCGCGTTCTAAAGCCAACAGCTTGAGCAAATCAGAACGTGCCGCTACGGCGCGTAAAAAGAAGCGTGAGGGTTCAGAAGGCAAAAAAGTTGTCGCTAACACCAAGGCGGCCAAAGTAAAAATGGCTGCGGAAGGCGGTGAAATACGCAAAAACCACAAAGGTTGTGGCGCAGTGTTACCTGATCGAAGAAAACGGACTAGGTATGCCTAAAAATGAACATAGAGCGCCAGATCATGCAGGAAATTCGGGAGTGGTCTAAGGTTGCTTTAGAGGCTCCAAACCCTTTTTTCAACAATCTGCCCGCCTGTCCTTACGCAAAAAACGCGTGGTCAACAGATAAAGTCGGTTTTGCTTTCAGCTATCAAAAAGAAAACCAGACCTTATACACGGCGCTGTCTCAGTTTGACGATCAGTACGATCTGGTGTGTTGTGTTCATCTTCAGTATGAAGAAGACCCGGAAGAGTTTCACGCATATATAGGGGCCTTAAACGAAGCCATATCCATGGGTGTTTTTATCCAAAAAGACCTATGGGCAATGGGTTTTCACCCAGAGGATGACCCCGAAGAGGACGTTTTTGACCAATCTTTTGAGCCTTTAAACGACGCTATATATGCGATAACGTTTATTCAACGTCTTTCAAAACTTGAAATATCCGCAGAAACATTACGAAAAAAAGGGTATTATGACAATTACTTGAGTGACCCACAGACCGCTCATCTTTGGGATGAGCGGCAAGACCTTTACAGGAGATTATGCGATGCCCGGAACGAATCGAAAAATGCCTAAGAAAATGCGTGGTGGTGGAATGATGGCCAAGCCTAAAAAAGCGCCTATGAAGAAAATGCGCGGTGGCGGCGGCGTCATGGCGATGAAGAAGGGCGGCGCGGCTGTCCGTAGTTCTTGCCCCTCAAAGGACCTTTGAGATGGCTGAAAAAAAGCTAAAGCCTGTCCCAAAGGGCAATAAAGGGCTATCTAAGTTGTCTAAAGAAGTCCGCAACAAAATGGGTTTTTTTGGCGCAGGTGGCGCGGTTAATGCACACAAGGAGGAGGCTATGAAGTCTCCGCCCGCTTCACGCGTTAGAGGGTACAAGTAATGACGGTTTCTGGTTCAACAGACTTTGAGCTAGATGTAAGCGATTACATCGAAGAGGCGTTTGAGCGGTGTGGGCTGGAAGTCCGCACCGGCTATGACCTTAAAACCGCCAAGCGCTCGTTGAACTTGATGCTGGGGGATTGGGCTAATCGTGGCCTCAATCAATGGACTATTGAGCAGACTACCGTGGCCTTGACGCAAGGCACGGGTAACTATGCTCTTGGTGCTTCTACTATTGATGTATTGAACGCAGTGGTTCGGCGCAGTAACACGGACTATGCTCTTGAGAGAGTCAGCCGTAGCGATTACATCAATATCCCCACAAAAACCACGCAGGGAAGGCCCTCACAATTTTTCGTAGACCGTCAGATTGACCCTACGTTGAAGTTGTGGCCGGTCCCTGAAAACAGTACAGACACAGTCATTATTGACAAGCTTGTTCGCATTGATGATGCGGACACTTACACAAACACTATGGATGTTCCTTTTCGGTTTTACCCGTGTCTGGCGGCAGGGTTGGCATATTACATCGCCATCAAACGAGCCCCCGACCGAGTTCAACTGCTGAAGGCGGTTTATGAGGAGGAGTTTGAAAGAGCGGCCTCTGAAGACCGAGATCGCGCTTCGTTCAACATTCAGCCCTCCATGGCATATTCAAGGCTTCTCTGATGGGTCGGTTTGCTACAGGTAAGTTTGCTTACGGCATTTCGGACCGTTCCGGACAGCGTTACAAGTTGAACGAAATGAAACGCGAGTGGAACGGCTTGTTGGTAGGCCGGGACGAATATGAGCCGAAGCAGCCTCAATTAGAGCCTCGCCGCAAAGTGGTAGATCCACAAGCCCTTCAAAATCCAAGGCCGGACCGCGTAGAGCCTTTAGACGTGTTCGTTGCCGTGCCGTTAGTAGAAGGCCCGACCTTTAGGCCCTTGGTAGGATATGCGCTGGTGGGCTCTGTTACGGTAACTACATCATGAGCTTTACATACGCACAGCTAAAAACGGCAATTCAGGACTATGCCGAAAACGACGAAACGTCGTTTGTAAACAATTTAGACGTGTTCATTAAGAACACGGAAGAGCGCATTCTTAAAAATGTTCAGTTAAGTTTGTTCCGTAAAAACGTGTCAGGCAACATGACAAATGCCAACCAATACCTGACCTGCCCCACAGATTTTCTAGCCCCTCTGTCATTGTCTTTCGTAGACGGCAGTAGCAATAAGGTGTTTTTGGAGCTAAAAGACCCGGATTTTATACAGACCGTCAACCCGAATAGTGCGACTACGGGCGCTCCAAAGTATTACGGCGTCTATGACGTAGACAACTTTATTATCGGCCCTACGCCGGATTCTTCTTATGCGGTGCAACTAAATTACTTTTATCGCCCAGCAAGCCTTACGGCAGGGGCTGATTCAGGCACCACGTGGCTCAGTGAAAACGCGCCTATGACCATGCTTTACGGTTGTTTGGTTGAGGCGTATACATACATGAAGGGTGAGCCGGACATATTGCAGAATTACCAGCAGCAATTTGTTCAAGGCATTCAGTCCCTGAAGCTGTTTGGAGAGGCCAAAGAAGTTACTGATCAATATCGCACTGGAATGGTGATAAGGGCTAAACAATGATCGTTGAAGGCGGTAAAATGAACGCTGGAATAGTGGATGTTCATACAACGAGCAACCGGGGTTTTAGCCCCGAAGAAGTTGCTGACCGATGTTTGGACAAAATCGTACATGTTTCGGAGTCCGCTCCGCCTGTTATTAAAGAGCAGGCGTTGGCCTACAAAGGCCGCCTTCGTCACGTGCTTTCACATTATATGCGAGAAGCGATCAAAAGTGATCGCACGACGATGTATAACGCTTTGGTAGAAGCGGGGCAAAAAGATTTAGCTGAAGCTATTAGGAGACTCTGATATGGCATTTTCTGGTAATTTTATGTGTACTTCTTTCAAGAAAGAGTTGCTTGAAGCGGTTCACAACTTTAAAAACTCGGGTGGTAGCACCTTTAATCTTGCGCTTTATACAAATAGCGCGTCTTTCGATGCTTCAACCACAGCGTATACCGCTACAAACGAAGTGTCTGGAACGGGGTACACAGCAAAAGGTGCGGCTCTTACTCGGGTTGATCCAAGTACAAGCGGCACGACCGCCCTTACGGATTTCGATGATCTGACGTTTTCTAGCGCCACGATTACCGCTCGCGGAGCCTTGATTTATAACGACACGGCGGCTGGCGATCCCAGCGTTGTGGTATTGGATTTTGGCGCAGACAAGACCTCCACTGCCGGAGACTTCACCATTGTATTTCCAGCGGCAGATGCGAGTAACGCGATTATTCGGATAGCTTAATGACAGACGTGATCGTTCCACTTACTGGCTGGGGCCGGGATGGCTGGGGCGATCTCGCGTGGGGTGAGGGAAGTGTTACCAATGCGGGGGCCACGGGTCAGGTAGGATCGGCCACCGTAACGGCAGAAGCTAATGTTTCTGTCACGGGCCTTGAGGCAACGGGCGCGGTTGGTTCTGCCACAGTCGAGGCTGACGCAAATGTATCGGTCACCGGGCTGGGCGCGACAGGCTCCGTAGGATCAGTCACCGTAACCGCTGGAGCGGATGTCTCGGTCACGGGACTAGAGGCTACCTCGGCGGTAGGGTCGGTCACGGTCACGGGCGATGCAAATGTCTCGGTAACGGGGCTAGCGGCCACTGGTGCTGTAGGCTCTGCTACGGTCAACGCGGATGCAAATGCATCTGTTACAGGTTTAGAAGCCACGGGCACTGTCGGCTCGGTAACGATTGAGGCAGCCGCTAATGTTAGCGTCACGGGCTTGGAGGCCACTGGTGCTGTAGGCTCGGCCACAACGACTGCGGATGCAAATGTATCCGTAACTGGCGTAAGCGCTACCGGAGAGGTAGGCAACGCGGCGGTTATTCAGTCAATAGATGTTTTCCCGACCGGGGTTGAAGGTACGGGAGAGGTAGGCTCCGCCACGACGACTGCGGATGCCAATACAAACGTCACTGGCCTAGCGGCCACGGGCGCGGTAGGTACGGTTTCAGTTATTGCGGGCGCTAATGTCGCTGTAACTGGCGTAAGCGGTACAGGTGAAGTTGGTACGGTGCTGGTGTGGGGCGAGATAATCCCCAACCAAAACCCGAATTACTCCAACCTGAACCCTTCACAGACGCCCGGATGGATAGAAATACAGCCGTCACAAACGCCAAATTATGAAGATATTGCGGCATAAAGAGGATTAACTAATGCCTAGCACATACACTACAAACCTTGGTATTGAGAAGATCGCTACCGGAGAACAGTCCGGTACATGGGGAACCACCACCAATACCAACTTTGATCTGATTGATACTGCGGTAAACGGCATTGTTTCAATCACTCTCGCTAGCGCGGGAACCTCCGGTTCGCCCAACGATTTACCGATCACTGACGGCACGGCGTCTAATGGCCGCAACAAGTTTATTGAGTTTGTTGATGGCGGCGACCTTGGCGCGACAGCGTATGTTCAGCTTACCCCTAATGATGCCGAGAAGATTGTTCACATCCGCAACAGCTTGTCTGGTAGCCGGTCAATTATTGTCTTTCAGGGCACCTACAACGCATCCAATGACTTTGAGATCCCTAACGGTGCAGATGTCACCCTGAAGTTTGACGGGGCTGGAACGGGCGCTACCGTCACCGATGTTAATG